ATGCTCCGACACTTATACCAATCTTGGTCTCCGTCATAGCAATACTCTTTGTGCTCGTTTGCTATTGCTGCGCAGGCTTCGCGTTCTTGCCTCTCTACGATGCGCATGATTTGTTCAATCCGATCAACCACATCTCGCATTTCTCTTTCGACTAAAACAGTCCACCCCATGCGCTCGATGATTTCTTCTCGTGTCATTCCTTCTCTCCAGTCGCTTTGGCAATGGCGGCGCGGGCGGTCGTCAAGTTCTTTCCGATCACCGATTCCGGCGCGGCGCTTCCGTCTGCAACGAATACCGCCAGCGTCTCAGCGCACCACTCCAGCGCCTCCAGCAAATCAGGCGCAGCGGCGATTAGGCGGGCGTTGGCTTCTGTTCTTCCTTGTACCGTTCGCAAATAAACATGGGCCACATCAACAGGGCCAACGCATCCATTTTCAGGGTCGTTTTCTATTCCGGAGATATCTGTTTCATTGCTTACAGTCCAAGGGCCTTGTGTGTGCTTGTTCATTTGTTCCCCCTTGCTCTGATGGCTTCGGCGCATTCCTTAACCCCGTACAGGTTCGCCAACTCCAGTTCGTCGCACACCTTCGCACACTCCTCACGCTCAGCAGCGACAGCCGCTTCAATGTAATCAGAAATTTGACGGTCAGTTAGTCTTTGCGCTTCCCACAAGTTTTTACACGCCTCGCGTTCGGTTGCTGCAACAAGGGCGGCAAAGTGTTCAAGCTCCTCAACCGTAAATTGGAAAGCATCTCCGCCCCAGGTTTCAGAGCATTCGGCTTCACGCGCCATTCTGATGATGTCGTCTCTGTTCATCTCAAGATCTCCTGTTTAAGCATGTCCAGTGCATCGTCAATGTCCGAAGACAAGCACGAGCTAGGAGCCTGATCCCAGTGCCACCAGACAACCTTGATTCCTGCCAATAGTTCTATAAGAGAAAGAATTTGTTCTTTAGTCATCTCACAATCTCCCTTTCTAAAACTCTGACAGCCTCATCTAAGTCGTCTAGCAGGTACTGAGGTATCTCTGGGGTGCGCGTCATGCCTAGCGCCTCTAATGCAGACAGCAGGCGCATGATGCGCAAGAGTTCTTCTTTACTCATCTTTGATCCCCAACAGTTCAGCACTAGACACAACACCCGGCCCAGGCTCACCATTCACAACCTCGGCCCCATTGACCAGATAAACAGCACGCCATCCGTTCTCGTCACTGCCCTTCATCTTCCACGGCACTAGATCCGGGTGCAGGACGTGAGAGGAGCAGCCTTTGTGCTGGAAGTCCAGCGGTATATCGTTTCCCCACTTCGCACACTCCCAAACACCTGACGCCGTTGCCGTTGAATGCGCACAAGTGCGACAGTTCACTTCCCTAGTCTTCTTGGTTTTGTGGCAGAACTCGTGCGCTGCACAAAACTTACATTCGTACCACGTCGGATTTGTACTCAAAGGCTCAGGCATTCGGTCTGCTTGCGCAATTCGTCTGCCTCTGTCAACCAGCTTTTCGGCCGCGTTGTTATCGTAGTGTAGCCGCTCTGTGTAAATTCTGTCATCGTTTTTGCAGATGGCCACATACAACGCTCGATGTATCCCCAGGCCATGCATGTAAACCTGCATCTGCGCCCAGTGCACCGGCTTAGACTGCTGCACACCTTTTGCAACCAGATCCTCAAAGCTTTTCAGCGCATGGGTCTTGAACTCCGCCACGTGCCTGGCCTTTGGAGCATCAGGGACACCGGATTCAATGATGCCGTCTACTGAGCCAGACACATGAGAGCCAAACTCCACCCTGGCTTGCCCGTCTGTCTGTTTGAATACGATCCCAATTGCCTCTAGGTCCTTGATGATCGTTGCCTCCTCCATCTGGCCTCTGCGGAACAAACGCAGAATCCGCCCCTCAAACTTCTCAATCACCGCCCACCTGAACGACAACCACAGCCACCGATCGCATGGATGCCCCAGCATTGAGGCCCCCATGTGCGGCCTGGGGCGCTCTTGTTTGCTTTGGTGCGCAGCGTCTATTGCTTCAACGATTTTGTCTTTGACTATTATTTGAGCCATAATTAACCGTCTCCTCTCCTTTTGAGTTGCTAAGCCCCCCTTGCAGGGGGCTTTTTTTGCTTACTTCTTATTAGCCCAGGGAGGGGCGGCCTTAAATGCCGATGGCGCTTCGGGTGCTGCGGTAGGCATGGACGGGATTGAACCGCCTTGGACGGCCTTAAAGCCTTTCACGTCGTTACGCTCACCGCCTCGGTCGTCCTCTTTAACTGCGACCTTAATCACCAGATCCTTGCCAATCAGTTGATCGGTGTTCGTGACTTTAGACAGTCCAATGGCACGCATCAGCTCACCGAGCTGCTGGCGGCCAATCTCCTCAGCTTTTGGATTCGGGTTGCGAACATTGATGTTCCCCCAAACAGTACGGCCCTGGTGAGTCGGACCTGTAACCGTGTACATCAGATTTATGTACTCTCCAGTTCCCGCTTTCGTGGGCTTCACGTCGGCCTTTGAAATAGTCACCGCATACCAACCGGCGGGCAGAGGCCCGTAGTTGTTGGTTGCCTCGGGCAATTCGTTGATGTCGAATGATTGTGATAAGAAAGCCATGGTTCAGTCCTTTCGAGTTATGGCGTAGGAAGGCCTTCCGGCCGTTGTAGTGATAGCGTCCAGCAAGGGAGCAGTGATCGACTCATGAGCAGCCTTCCAGGCTGTCATGTTGATCTCTGGCTTCCATCTGAACAGACTGCCTAGGTGCTCGGTTAGACCGGATTCCTGGGCAAGTTCTTGCAGTTTATCAGCATTGACCTTTCGATCAAGCCGACCAACGATCTTTATTTTGTACTGTCCTGCATCTTCGTTTTTTGTGCCTTCAAGGTCCTTCGGGATCGCCAAAGCCTTGGTGAGTTGATCCTCAATCTCTCGGCGTCGCGCTATTGCCTGAGCTTCGAAAGCTTTCGCCTCCTCCCAGTCTTGCGCCAATCGTTCTAAGTTTGTCATAGATACCTTCCAATTGTTGCGGCTGCGTTCACAATCGCGGTCCTAGTTGCTGTGTACGGATCTTGGCCACTCTCCGGCCCGTAAAACTGAGCCATGCGCTCATCTCTGTCTGGCTGGTGATAGATGTTTCCGGACACGTCCACCGCGTTCAGATTCCAGTTGTGGCGGACACTGAACTTCAGCGCGACCATCAGGCGGAATGCGTCCCTGTCGTCACGTAGCGGGTCCCATTTCGTGAACGATGTCGGATCACCGTACCCATACGAGCCCACATCATGATTGAACCAGACATCTAAATTGACGGCACGCCCGGCCAGTTTCAGCGTTTCTTCATTCATCTTGCAAACACTCCCAGTGTGTTCCTATGTCGTCACGAGAACGAATTTTCTCGGCCAGGTCTTGCGCGGCAAAAAGCTTTCCGCCCGTGAAATTGTCCCGAGGGAACTCAGTCGGGTCCTCTTGCATCGCGTATTCGTCACACATGCGCGCTATCTGCTCTCGCTCAATGCGGGCTATTGCTTGGGCAAATTTGATCGCTACCAGCCCCCAATCTAGGTCCTGATTCTGAAGCTGCGTGTACCTCCAAATTTCTAAGATGTCGTGGTTCGTCATGATGTTTAAGTCTCAATTTTTTTAATAATCGCCCCAAGATCAGGGCCTTCCCACATCTCTAATTTCCCGCTTCTATCTTTGGCCAGCCAAAGCCCGTCAGAATCGCACATCAGCGCCCGTTGTGTGTTGCCCTCCGCATCGCGCTCCACCCGCAGTGCGAGCACCTCGTCAAAAAAGTAGGGCAGTTGCTGTCCGGTCTTATTTCCCGGCATACTCGGCGAGTACAACACCCGCCCCATTTCGTCTTGGGTCTTCTCCAATTTCGCACTCATGTAAACGTGACGCCCAGGCAGATCGCGGAACGCTCTTATGATGTCTGCCATCTGTTCCTGCATGGCGCCATAAGCTTGCCTGGGGTCTTTGGTCGCCTTCTTCTCGGCGTTGAGAACGACCTCTGCTATTTCGCTGATTGAATCCAAGGCCACCGATTGAAACTCTTTGGCCTCCGACGACTCTGTGAGCCACTGCCAAGCCTCCCGCAGGCTGGCCATGTCAGATATTTCTATGTAGGGCACATCAGCCCCTGCAATCGAGAGCAAGCCTCCCTCGGCGCTCAGGACTATAGGGGAGGGAAGGGTAGGTATGAGCGAGGTCTTACCTGCTCCGGCCTGACCGTAGACCAGAAGCTTGACGCCGGATGCTGCGAGAGCCTTAGTAGTTTTGAGGTTTATTGCCATGTTTTTTCCTTTAGAAAGGCGCTGGTGGCGCAGGTGGTGATGGTTCCTGACGGAACGGAGTTGGTTTTGGTTTCGGGAGCGGGTTCCCTTTGTATGTCGGGAAGGGCCAGCCAGGGG